ATTCATCACAACTAATCAGAGATCGTTTCGCTGAGTGGACAGCTGCTGAATTTGCACACACTTACACCATGAGGAGTGTGGGGAGTTATAATACAGATCAAGCAGCTCGTAAGGAACTAGTCCTTTTCAATTATGAAGTGTGAAGTCAAACTTTTTAAAACAGGCACTGTCTTCACTGAAGAAGTCATTGCTCGTGATTACCAAGACGCACGTAAGGTAGCTCTTGCTCGCAATCCTGGTGCTACCGTAATAGGTGTCACTGCTACTTTTAAATAAATTTATTATGAAACTAACAATGAAAAATACCAAAGCAGAATTATACAATGCTTTGCAAGAAACTAAATCTGTAGAAGAAGAAAAAACAGCATTGAAATTTATTGCTATATTTTTCTTTATCACTACTTGTCTTTTTTAAATGAAAGAACTTTGGAAGATCTGGAAGTACGCTTTAGGATCATTCAATGATAGTACAACTAGAAGATATGATGATATTGTATGCATCATTAGAACTATTATTTTTGCTCAGTTGGTAATTACCAACTTCTTTATTATTGCTGGAAACATAAGACACTGGAATGACGTACCAACTGAAAGATTATCTCTACTCAATCAACCAATCCAAAAAGAATATTCTTGATGACGATATAGATGCTGAGAGAAAGTATCCTCCATATATCGTTAACAGATGTCTGTCTTCTTTTACTGATACTATTCTTTATGTCAATGAACTGAATAAGAATCCCCATCTACCAAAGAAGTTACAGTATGACTTTTTGCTAAATAGTGTGAAACCGAGGAAGCGTTTCTCTCCTTGGGCACGTAAAGATTCTATTGATTATATTGAGTTAGTTAAAGAGTATTATGGTTATAATGACGATAAAGCTCTACAGGCACTCAGAATTCTCACCAAGGATCAACTAGATCATATTACAAAAGCATTGAGTAAAGGTGGTAAACATGAGCGGTGAAATTGAAATTCAGTGGAAGCAAACTGATATGGTCGAAGTGGTTCTTGGTGAACCAGATGACTTTCTTAAGGTAAGGGAAACACTAACAAGGATTGGTGTTGCATCAAGAAAAGAAAAAAAGATTTATCAATCTTGCCACATTCTTCATAAGCAAGGAAGATATTTCATCGTACACTTCAAAGAGTTGTTTGCTCTTGATGGCAAGAACACTAATCTTTCATTGAATGATGTGCAACGTCGTAATCGTATTGTACAACTTTTAGTTGATTGGGGACTGGTTAATATCTCTACAGAAAGTCAGGAAAAAATTGCTGACTTAGCTCCTCTAAATCAAATTAAAGTTCTCTCCTTTAAGGAGAAAGGTGAATGGACGCTTGAGTCCAAATATAATATTGGTCGTAAGAAGCAAGAAGGCGAGTAAACCGTATACTTTTAATAAGGAAAACCGTTATTTAACTTTAAATGTTTATTGTTAAATAAGACTGTGATGCCTAACGGGTCACAGTAAACAGTCGCTTATTTAAGGACAATGGTAAACAATTATGCATGGCAACAACTTTCCCCATTTTCACTCGGGTTCGATGAAACATTCCACAGACTTGAATCTCTTGCGGGAGCAGGAACAAGCTACCCTCCTTACAATGTCATTAATGGATCTGGTGGTAGAACAATATTGGAGGTCGCTCTTGCTGGATTTTCAGAAGGGGATCTAGATGTAGAGACGGAACGAAACGTCTTAACAGTATCTGCTAAAAAAGCACCAGCAGATAAAGAAAGAAATTACGCACATAAAGGAATTTCATATAGAACGTTTTCACGTAACTGGCAGATGGCAGATGATGTAGAAGTCGAGACCGTAGAGTTTAATAATGGTCTATTGATAATCACATTAAAAAAAGAACTACCAGAAAAACAGCAACGTAAAAAACACTTCTAAATAAATCATATCGTCGCCGCGAGGAGCACCTGCCAACAAACAGGTTGACTCCTCCTTTTTTTGGTGGTATAATAAAATCAAACTCTTATAGCTATGGCAGTATCTATCGTTACATTAAAAACGGGAGATCGAATCATTACTGAGTTGAAAGAAATCTTTGATGAAGAAGGTGAAGACCGTAAAGGTGTTTGTCTTTTGATGGAAGATCCTTACATCTTAAACCTTGATGATGGTACTCCTCAATATCTAACTGAATCTCATGGTATGGAATACCAAGTCAGGTTTAGCAAGTGGAATCCTTACACTCCAGATTGGCAATTTAAAATTCCATATGATAGTGTGATGACAATTAGCACTCCTGAACCAGGATTGCAAAACGCATATGAAAATAAAATTAAAGAAAAGAAAGAAGGTGAAACTATTAATCCAGAGGTATTATGACTGAGCAAAAAATTCCCCCACTAAAAACTAATCACAGTATTCGTATTGTTACATTAGCAAACGGAGATCACATTCTTTGCATGTTTGGCGAAGTTCGTAGTGATGATGAAGATAAAAAAGTTGTTGGATATCGTATGCTATATCCATACAAATTGACTCTTGGGGAAGAGAGTGATGAAGGTACTATTCCCATCTCGTATGCACGTTGGTGTCCTTTCTCTCCAATTGAAGAACATCGTCTTGGAGGAGAACATATCATTAGTGTTGTTTTCCCTGACAATAACATTGTTGACAATTTTGCGGGTAGACTTCGTGAAGTGGGATTAACAGATGCACAAATTTTCTTCCCAGAGGAGGCACCAAATGGAACTGAAAGCGAACCTGCTGAAGCTAGCGAATGAGTGGATCATTGCTCAAGTGGAACCAGTTGAGGGGGACACTTTATCAGGTGACCCTGATGTGTGGTTAATCAAACCTTATCTGGTAGACTGTGAAGGTCAACTAACTCCTTGGGCAACCCACTCATCGGAGACTGAGTTTAATGTTAGATCTTCTGACATTACTGTTGTGACTAATCCAAGCAAGGTACTTCTTGCTCGTTATATTGAATGTCTTGAATGAATTTTTACACTAGTGTTGAGCAAGCAGGCAATCGTCTGCTTGTCCGTGGTTATGAGAATGGCAATCGTTACAGCGTGAGGGTTCCTTTCAACCCTACGCTGTATTTGCCTAGTAAAAATTATTCAGAGTGGCGTACACTAGAAGGAGATTGTGTAGAACCACATAAGTTTGGTTCTATCACTGAAGCGAGAGATTTTATAAAACAGTATAAGGAGGTAGAGGAATTTAAAATATATGGTAACTCTAGATTTTTGTATCAATACATAGCTGAGCAGCATCCTGAAGAGGAACTCAAGTTTGATAGTACAAAAATCCGTGTATTTACCATTGATATTGAAACCGCTGCAGAAAACGGATTTCCCAATATCGAAACTGCCGATCAAGAAATCCTTGCCATATCCATCAAGGATAGTTTCACTGGTCGAATTATTGTGTTCGGAGCACGTCCATACAATAACAAAGACCCCATGGTGGACTACATGCATTTCCGATCAGAAGAAGGTATGTTGGGCGCATTCCTTGAATACTGGCAGGAGAATTTTCCAGATGTAATTACTGGATGGAACGTGCAGTTGTTTGATATGCCTTACATATGTAATCGTATCGAACGTATTCTTGGTGATAAGTTTGTAAAGCTATTGTCTCCTTGGAAACTTGTTTCTCAGCGTGAGATTTATATTAAAGGTAGAAAACAATTAGCAGTTGACACTCTTGGAATTTCTACTCTAGACTATCTTGAGTTGTATAAGAAGTTTACTTATACTAACCAAGAATCGTATCGTCTAGATCATATTGCTTTTGTTGAACTTGGATCTAAGAAACTAGATCACTCAGAGTTTGATACATTCAAAGAGTTCTATGAGAACGACTGGCAGAAATTTATTGATTACAACATCCATGACGTTCGTCTGGTAGATCAACTAGATGATAAGATGAAGTTGATTGAACTTGCATATACCATGGCATATGATGCTAAGGTAAACTACGAGGATGTATTCTCGCAGGTTCGTATGTGGGACAACTACATTTACTGTGAACTTCTTAGGCGTAAGATTGCAATCCCTCCTAAGACACAAAACGATAAATCTGAGAAGTATGCGGGGGCATATGTTAAAGAACCGAAGCCTGGATTCTATGATTGGGTGGTCTCTTTTGACCTTAATAGCCTGTATCCTCATCTTATTATGCAGTACAACATCTCACCTGAAACCCTCAAGGATAAACGACATCCAGAAGCTACAGTTGATAAAATACTTCGTAAGGAGATAAGCATCGACGGTGAGTATGCTGTTTGTGCAAATGGTGCTCAGTATAGTAAAGATAAGCACGGGTTTTTGCCACAGATGATGAAGAAGATGTACGATAGTCGTGTTATCTTTAAGAAGAAGATGATCAAGGCAAAGCAACAGTATGAGAAAACTCCCACTGTTGAACTCATGAAAGAGATTGCTCGCTGTAATAATATTCAGATGGCAAAGAAGATTTCTTTGAACTCTGCTTATGGTGCTATCGGTAATGAACACTTCCGATACTATCGTCTAGCAAATGCTGAGGCTATTACTCTATCTGGTCAGGTATCAATTCGTTGGATTGAAAACCGTATGAACGGATACCTAAATAAACTACTCTCCACTGAAAAGGAGGATTATGTCATTGCATCCGACACTGACTCAATCTATCTTAATCTCGGACCTCTTGTTACTAAATTTCTTAGTCATAAGTCTGGTGATAAAGCAGCAGTTGTTGGTTTACTTGACAAGATCTGCGAAGAAAAACTGGAACCTTTTATCGAACGTTCATATCAAGAACTTGCGTCGTATGTATCGGCGTATGAACAAAAGATGAGTATGAAGCGTGAGAACATCGCTGATCGTGGTATCTGGACTGCAAAGAAGCGTTACATTCTCAACGTTTGGGACAGTGAGGGGGTTAGATATAAAGAACCCAAGATGAAGATCATGGGTCTTGAAACCGCTAGGTCATCGACACCAGCGTATTTTAGAGACAAGTTATATGCAGCGTTTAAGATTATTATCGGCAACACAAATGATGAACTTATCACTTTCATCAATGTTGTGCGAACAGAAACGAGGGAACGTCCCTACGAAGAAGTTGCCTTTCCCAGAGGAGTTAACAACCTTGCCAAGTACCGTCACCCTACGGAGATCTATTCCAAAGGAACCCCAATCCATGTGAGGGGTGCTCTCCTGTACAATCATTATGTGAAAAAACATAAGGTAGAAAACAAACATGCCTTGATACAGGAAGGTGAGAAGATCAAGTTCATGTACCTTAAGACACCAAACCCACTCCATGAGAATGCTATTAGCTTCTTTGGTGAGTTGCCGAAGGAGTTTGGTATTGAGAAGTATGTGGATTATCAAACACAATTTGAAAAGAGTTTCTTGGAACCTCTGAAGAATGTGCTACAATGCATAGGATGGAAGCATGAAAAGACTATTAGCATTGGGAGTTTCTTTGAATGAGTAAGAAAATCTTTGTTGTGACATGGACTAACCATCTTGTCGGACAAGTAGGACCAGAGGACATTAAGTGCTTTGAGAACTACGATACTGCTCGTGCGTTTGCAAAACTCATGAGCAATAATTATACTTATGTAAACTTTTACGAGGATGAAGCAACACAATGGGATTCTTAAATTCTGTAATTAAAGATAGTGGCAATGAATTTGCTGGTTTGGTTAGTGAAGGAGTCGCTGCTGGCGACATTACTGATTATGTCGATACTGGCAGTTATATTTTTAACGCCTTGGTTAGTGGTTCGCTTTTTGGAGGTTTGCCTTCAAACAAAGTCACCGCTCTTGCAGGAGAATCAAGCACTGGGAAAACTTTTTTTGCTCTTAGTGTCGTTCGTAATTTCCTTCGTGATAATCCTACAGGCGGCGTCATTTATTTTGAAACTGAATCCGCCATTTCCCGTGACATGATTGAGTCGCGTGGTATTGATTCCCAACGTATGGTTTTGTTTCCTGTCTCAACCATTGAAGAGTTCAGGACTCAAGCTTGTCGTATCGTTGACAAGTATATGAAAGAACCTAAAGACAAACGTGAACCTATGATGTTTGTGTTAGATTCTTTAGGTATGCTTTCAACTAACAAGGAGATGGAAGACGTTGCTAATGATAAGCAAGTTCGTGACATGACAAAGAGTCAGTTGATCAAGGGTGCCTTTCGTGTGCTGACACTTAAACTGGGTCAAGCACAGGTGCCTATGATCGTTACCAACCATACATATGATGTGATCGGTTCCTATGTTCCTACTAAGGAGATGGGTGGCGGCACAGGTCTTAAGTACGCTGCATCTACTATCATCTATCTTGGTAAGAAGAAAGAGAAAGATGGTACTGAATTGGTAGGTAACATTATCAAGTGTGAAGCAAAGAAGTCACGTTTAACTAAGGAGGGCAGTAAGATTGAGACACGTCTATTTTTTGACGACCGTGGACTTGACAAGTATTACGGGTTATTGGAGTTGGGTGAACAATACGGAGTCTTCCAGCGGGTTGGCAATCGTATTAAGGTTGGTGAATCTTCTGTTTATCCTAAATCTATTCTCTCGAATCCTGAGAAGTACTTCACTGAAGAAGTGATGGCAAAATTAGAAGAGGCAGCTAAACAAGAATTCACCTATGGCAATTGACAAGCTGTCTACAGGGGGTTGCACGACCCCCTTTTTCATTGTATAGTATGTCTATCAACCATCGAGGATTACCCATGGATCTCACAACATTCAAGCAAAAATTTGATGCGATCAAAGAACGTGGTTACATCAAATCCCATCGCAAAGGTAACACAGGTGTGGGACACACTCTTGAACAAGAACTAGGACTGACTGAGAACTGTATTTCTGGTCCTGACCTTGAGGGTAATGAACTTAAAGCAGCACGTAAAGGCGCTGGTGGTAAACAGACATTGTTTACTAAAGAGGGTGATTGGGTTGTACCCCAGAGAGATTATATTGAAACATATGGTTTCCCTCACACCACAAAAATTGGTGAGTTGAGTGGACAATCTACTGTAACTAAAAACGTTAATAAGCGTGGTCTTCAGATCGTGACTACTGATGACTACTGTGCTATCTGTCATGACAATGTTATTATTGTTATGTGGGATTGGGACACATTGATTGATCAGTTTGCTAAGAAGTTTCCTGCATGTGTGAAAGTATTTGCTGACGTTGAGAAACGTGACGGTGTAGAATACTTCCACTACAATGAAGCATATCGTTTCATTGGTACTGACAAGAACTTGTTTCGCACTGCAATCGAGAATGATATGATTGCTATTGATATTCGTATGCGTACACAGAAGATGATTGGTAAATCTCTTCGTAATCGTGGTACTGCATTCCGTATGAATCATGGTAAAATGGAAGAACTATTTGTTAAGGAGATCATCAATTGAAGGATACTATTCTCTACGGTGACTGTCGCGAAACTCTTAAAGAGTTTGATAGTAAAGCTAGAATGTGTGTTACCTCACCACCTTACTATGGTCTACGTAACTATGGTGGTGAAGAAGATCAGATTGGTCTGGAACAAACACCAGAAGAATATGTTGACAATCTTGTAAAGGTTTTTCGTGAGGTAAGAAATTGTCTTACTGATGATGGAACATGCTGGGTTAATCTTGGTGATAGTTATTACAACTATAGACCAGGTAAAGGTCAAGCTATTCATAAACAATCAGTATCTAAAACTAACCAAGATTTACCTAGCACATGTGCCAGACGAGGTAACAAACTAGAAGGTCTTAAAGAAAAAGATCTTATTGGTATTCCTTGGATGTTTGCTTTTGCCATGAGAGCAGACGGATGGTATCTAAGACAAGATATTATTTGGAATAAACCTAATCCAATGCCAGAGAGTGTGAGAGATAGATGCACTAAATCTCACGAGTATATTTTCTTGTTTAGTAAAAGTCAAAATTATTATTTTGATGTTAATGCTATCAAAGAATCAACTGTGGATGGTAAGGGGTTGAAGCGTAAGAAAACTGTATGGGAAATTAAAACTAAACCATACAAGGGAGCACACTTTGCTGTGTATCCACCAGAGTTAATTGAACCATGTATTAAAGCTGGTAGTGAAGAAGGTGATCTTGTATTGGATCCATTTATGGGATCTGGTACTACTGCCTTAGTTGCCAAATCATTACAAAGACATTATTTGGGTTGCGAATTACATGAAGACTATGGTAAACTAATTCAAACAAGGTTAAGTGAAAAATCCTTTGCTAGGTTAAATTTTAATGATTGAACGGATTGAAGAAACTATCCTAAGAAACCTCCTACATAACGAGGAGTATTATCGAAAGGTAGTCCCATTTCTCAAAGCAGAATACTACGAGAACTATCATGAGAAGATTATCTTTGAGGAGATTGCCGAGTTTTCTTCTAAGTACGACAAAGTTCCTACTAAAGAAATCCTTACGATTAATCTCCAGAATCGTAATGACCTTACTGACGAATCGTTTCAAAGTTCGGTACAGACGGTATCCTCCCTATCAGACGACTGGGTTGACTACGACTGGCTCCTTGACGCAACCGAAAAGTGGTGTCAAGACAGAGCAATCTATCTCGCCCTTATGTCCTCGATCAAGATCGCAGATGGAGGCGATAAAAAACTTTCGAGAGATGCGATACCCTCCATACTCCAAGAAGCCTTGGCGGTATCGTTCGACGAACACATAGGACACGACTATATTGAACAAGCAACAGACAGATATGAATTCTACCATCGCAAAGAAGAGAAGGTTCCCTTTGATCTTGAAAAGTTTAACTTTATCACGAAAGGTGGTATCTCTAACAAGACTCTCAATGTCGCTCTTGCTGGTACAGGTGTCGGGAAGTCTCTATTCATGTGCCATGCAGCTGGTGCCGCTCTCTCACAGGGGTACAACGTTCTCTACATTACATGTGAAATGGCAGAGGAAAAAATTGCTGAACGAATTGACGCAAACCTTTTAAACGTTGCTGTAAAAGATATTACAGAATTACCTGAGGTTCTTTTTACTAGTAAGGTAAATGAGATTGCTAGGAAAACTCAGGGCAAACTTATTATTAAGGAGTACCCAACAGCGTCTGCACATGTCGGACATTTTAAAGGACTTCTAAGCGATCTCAGATTAAAAAAAGATTTTAAACCAGATCTTATATTCATTGATTATTTAAATATATGTGCAAGCGTGAGGTACAAAGGTGCCGTTGTTAACTCGTATACCTATGTTAAGGCGATTGCTGAGGAGCTTCGGGGTCTTGCTGTGGAAGCTAACGTCCCTATTGTTAGTGCTACTCAGACCACTCGTTCTGGTTTTGGCAATAGCGATCCAGATCTTACCGATACTTCTGAGTCTTTTGGTCTTCCTGCCACTGCTGATTTTATGTTTGCCCTTATCTCTACTGAGGAGTTGGAACAACAAGGTCGCATCATGGTCAAACAACTTAAAAACAGATACTCAGACATCGTTACCTCACGAAAATTCATGGTGGGAATTGACAGATCGAAGATGAGGCTGTATGATGTTGCTGATGATGCCTCAGCTATTGGCATCAGTGAAGAAGCTCCTGGTGAGGACTTCCAGCAATTTGCTGACACACAATCTAGACTATCTAAATTTGCCGAGTGGAACGTATGACTATTAATTTTGAACGCTATGAAGAGTTTGTATCAGCAGTTACTTCAGAAGCTTCTACAAACTTTGTTGATTTCGCTGACCGTATTGGTGATCTGGATCGACAAGGTGCCAATATTGAGAGACTTCTTACTGCTGGGGTTGGAATTAATGCTGAGGGTGGTGAGTTCCTTGAGATCATTAAAAAAATGGTCTTCCAAGGAAAACCGTGGAACGAAGATAATCGTGAGCATCTCATTATTGAGTTGGGTGACGTTATGTGGTATGTTGCTCAAGCTACAATGGCACTTGATATATCCTTCGATGAAGTAATCGAAACCAATGTCAATAAACTGAAGAAGCGTTATCCTGGTGGTGAGTTCAATGTTCACAACTCAGAAGTTCGTGCCGCTGGCGATAGGTAATGCTAACACTTTGGATCCATACGGTAGCATTCTTTCAAGTGGTTGTGATGAATTGTATCCAACCAGTTAACTGGCAATACTGCTATCGTGTTGACCAGTGGTTGTTACCAGAACTCCATGAAGGATATAAAATATGGACAGGTGAATCACACCCTTACCAAAATGAAAAAGAATATCTCAAAGACCTCTCATCTAAATAGTTAGACGGGAGGTTTTTTCATATGAAAGCAGGAGATTTTTTCAGAAATGGTGGAAGGTATCTTGATCGTATGGATACCTTATTTGATAAAGCTTTAAGACGTAATGGAAAAGAAAATCTTTTCTCAACAGACATTGGTGTTGTTGAGGTAGCAGGATTTACAGTCACTCGTAAAAATGCAGGTAAGTATGTAACTTCACCCTTTCAAGATTTTCATAGTATCAAAGGAAATGCTGGTAAAGAAAATTCTGCAAAGATGCTTTTTGATGCTGTGTGTAGAGAAGGTCTTCGTGGTAAAAATAATATTGAATTTACATGCAATTTTCCTACAGGAAAAAATGTGTCTCGTGCTGTAAGTAGTGTTGATATTTACTTAGACTTAGAAGACTTTACAAAAACTGGTGAGTTTGGTGGACAAATCAAAGGTGGTAAAAAAATTAATATGGGTAATGTTTATGAAGATGATCTTACTCAATCCTTAATTGATTATTGTTCTGGTAAAAAACCTAAAAAATATCCAGATCATGTCAATATGATTATTGATGCCATGGTCAAAAAATTTGGAGAAGGACCTACCTTCGCAAAAGGTGAGGGTGAAAAGAATCAAAAACGTCCTCTTAAAAAGAAAGGAAGTAATATTGTTATCTCTGCTGGTGGTGCAACTACAAATGATATCGGAAAGACAATCACAGATATTACACTGACAGTTGCTGACAAACCAGTATACATTTCAGTAAAGTTTGGAAGCACATTATCTTTCTTTAACTGTGGTGTACGTAGTAGTGGTAAAGATAATCTAGCATTATTTCCAGAAGCAAAATTAAAACTGGGTGAAGTACCTGATGATGGTCAAGAATTTCTAGAAATGTTTGGTATAGATCAACAAAAATTTTTAGATGTATTTGCTAACTACGGAACTAAAAGTGGTCCTACAGTAGAAAATCATGTTGATGATACTAAACTATCAGTTTCTGGTAAGGCAGCATTACAGGATATGATTAAGAGTGGGGTTGGTTATGGATATTGGATGGCGCACTATACAGGATCTCATTTAGAATTTTATGAGATCGATGAAGACTATATGAACAAAGCTGCTTCTCTTGTTAGTAATACCGTTGAAATTAATTATGGTGGTGCTACTGGTAAAGGTAAACGTATTGATATGTTATTTGAAACTAAATCATATAATTTCAAATTTAATATTAGAAACAAACAAGGTGGAGTTTATCCTACACATACCAATGGAGATTATTATAAGAAGTAATGTCAAACATTAAACAGCTAAAACATTTAGAACATCTAGAAGATGAAATGCTCAACTATGGAGTTGAGGGTTGTAAAGCTGCTGTGTCTTTTTTAAAAGAACTTAAGAAAATGTTGGGTCATCAAGAGAGTGGTGGTTTTATGCAAACAAAATGGGATGGTGCTCCTTCAGTTATTTGTGGCACAGATCCTCAGACAGGAATGTTTTTTGTTGGCACTAAATCTGTATTTGCAAAGACTGCTCCTAAACTTTGCTATAGTGAAGAACAGATTGATGGGTGGTATGAGGGTGACCTAGCAGAAAAATTAAAATTCTCTCTTCGTTATTTTTCTACTTTGGGTATTGAAGGTGTGGTACAAGGTGATCTTTTATTTACTTCTGATATTAAAAGGGAACGAATTGATGGGGAGGATTTATATACATTCAGACCAAATACTATTACCTATGGTATTCCAGTAGATCATCCTATTGGTAAGGCAGCAGGTATTGCAAAAGTTGGTGTAGTATTTCATACTCATTATACTGGAGACGTAGTTGCTGACATGCAAGCAAGAGCTGGTGCAAAAGTAAAAGGATCTGCCGAAGCTTTAGTAGTTCAAAATGATACACCAATGCATAGAGTTGGTTTTTCTCGTGCAGAAATGAGTGAGTTTGATCGTTATATTTCAAAGATCGAACGCATGTGTGGTATCTGTGGTCCTTTCCTTGATGAATTAGTTACCAAGACAGGTACTACTGGTGATGCTAAATTCCACATCGCATCTTATCTAAAGCAGTTCTTTAACAATGAGATTAAGAATGCTCGTAGTATCGGCAAAATTGATGAGGCGATGTATGACATGTTGAACTTCTACGAAGAGAAAACAAGTAAAGAACTTGCCAAGATCAAGACAGTTGCAAACCTGACTAAGAAGAGAGCTCTTGTATATGGTAGTCAGAATTATGTTGTGGATAATGTATACAAGTTCAAAGCAATGCTAACACTGTACAAAGAATTGCAAGCAGTGAAGCAAATGGTTATAGATAAACTTGACCACCTAGAAGAGTTCAGGACTTTTGTCCAGACAGAGAAAGGATATAAGGTCACAACTCCTGAAGGATATGTTCTGCATAAGGATGGCAGTATGATTAAGTTTGTTAACCGTATGGAGTTTGCATACAACAACTTTACTCTTCAGAAGCAATGGCGTTAAATTGTAACAAGTGCTATTTTACATTTGGTAGGTTTCAACCACCTACTACAGGACACAAAGAAAACTTTGCTGGCGTAAAAGCAGCTGCAGGGTTACACGATTATCGTATCTACATTTCACAGACTGTAGATACAAAAGGTAGCAATCCATTGCCGCCAGATCGTAAAAAGTTTTATATGGATAAGATGTTTCCTGAACATAAAGGTAAAATTTATAGTGGTCCTAGAGATCCAGTTAAAATTTTACAGGACATTATGCTTGCAGGATACAATGAAGTTATATTCCTTGTAGGTTCTGACAGAGTTGCTGCCATGCAGTTCCTCCATAAATATAATGGTAAAGATTTCTCATTCCGTAAAATTGATATCCAATCTTCTGGAAGTAGAGACGCTGATGGTGATACCTTTGCCATTTCTGGAACTAAGATGAGACGTGCAGCACATGCTGGTGACTTTGATACATTCAGAAAGGGTATTCCTAGAGCATTAAATGATCGTGATTGTCGTGCTCTTATGGCAGAGATTGCAATGGCACTACCTAAGAATTTTAAATGAAAGATTTTAAGAAGCTGCGTGAAGAAGCACTCCGTCAACAACAACGACAGGATGAAGTTTTCAAAGAAGGTGACATTGTTATGTCATCACGTACAGGAGACAAAGGACACATTCATAGAGCAGGTGGTAACTATGCCATCATTATTTCTGAAGAAGGAAATATGTTCCGTGAATGGATAAAGAACATTAGATCTATAAATAATACGAGAAGAACCTCCCTTTAAGAAATGAAGAAGCCAGATCCTATTAATAAAGTAAGACACAGTGATGAGTTTTCATCTGGACTGATGGAACAGTATGGTAAGTGGATGGGTGGCGATTGCTTCCAGAATACTGACATGCCCGACCTCCATGAAGCACCTTTCGATGGCATGGATCCGCAATCCAATGGTGCTGAGATTGAGGACACTACTAAGAAAAAGAAGAGTGCTAAGAAAGAGTCTCCTAAAGCACAACTTGATACTAAGGAAGAGTATGAAGTTTTAGAAAGAGAGGAGGTTGAAATTGATGGCGAACTTTATGTTCTAGAGAAGAGGAGATATGCTACTGAAGGTATGGCAGCAGCTCGTGATAACGTTGGTGCTTCTACATGCTGGAAAGGATATAAGGCAAAGGGAACTAAGAATAAAGGTGGTAAAGAAGTTCCTAACTGTGTAAAGGAAGAGGAAGTAGCAGAGCATCATCAAAAAGATGCTGACGGTAAGGTCATTGAGCATGATGGTGAAGAGCTAGAAGAAGCAAAGAAAGGACTTTATGCTAATATCCATGCTAAGAGAAAGCGTGGGGAAGCACCTGCAAAAGCAGGTAGTGAAGACTATCCTGCCAAGGATGCATTCAAGAAAGCAGCAAAGACTGCTAAGAAAGAAGAGGTTGAACTAACTGAGAAGAAACTCGATCCAGTTGGTAAGGCAGATGCTGACATCGATAACGATGGTGATGTAGATAAGTCTGACAAGTATTTACATGCACGTCGTAAGAAGGTTACTAAGATCATCTCAATGACGAAGAAGAAAAAATGAAATCCTTTGATAAGTTCCGTGAAGAGTGCGGTTGCGATGAAAAGGAAAAGAAGGTAAAATCTAAACTAAAGAATAAAAAGTCTGGTAATGTAGAAGTGATGCCTAATATTCCTGATGGTAAGAAAGGGATGACCACCCGCGCAACTAATGAAGCAAAGAACTATCAAGGTCCTTTGTATGCACCGTGGTCTTCTGTTGTAAAAGGAAGAGGATTTGATCCTATTGAAGAAAGAAAAGTAAAAGAATCATTTGAGGGTGGTGTTCAAAAAGCACGCCGTGACTATCGTTCTGGTACGTTATTAACTTTCAAACAATTCATGTCAAAGATTACTGATATCTTAGATGAGTGGGAGAAATAAATAGGCTATGCAATATGATTTAAGATTATGCTATCCTTTCTATTACCACTCGCAACAAAAGTAATTTCAGACGCAGTTGCCAAGATCCCTGAAAATGAGGAACTTGGAGAAAAACTGATTGACATCTGTTTAGTTATTCTCGGCAAGGCAGTCAAATTGACTAAGACCGATATGGATGACAAACTACTTGAAACTGTTACTGCTGCTATTAAAGCAAGAGAAGAGTGATACTCTGGGGGAGCAATCCCCCTTTTTTATAAATAAACATTAGATAATAGTAATATTCGGAGCACACGTCAATGTCCCTTTACGGAAGAACTGACAGCAATGCAAACAAAACCAAAGCTGGTGTGGGCATTGCAGCGTCAAGTCAAGCAAAAACAACTGTCTTTGTTGATAAAACTGAGGCGCAACTAGCAGAAACTAGATCTCGTGGTATCACCGCTCCTGGTTGGTGGTCCTATTTCACATATACTGATGCGGATGGCAACACTCGCCATAAAGCAGAGCAACTTGTGAACATCGCTAACCCTGATCTCAACTCCAACGAGACTCAAACAGATGACACTATCGCAGCAGATGTAGCATCGGCAGTAACAATTACTGCACAACCTGCTAACTCCACATCTTCTTCTGGTGCTGGTACATATACTCTTAGCACATCTACAACAGGAACACCTGGAACACTTGCGTATCAGTGGCAGCGTCAAACTGCAGGCGGTAAGCGTTGGACTAACATCACTGCTTCTCTTGACACTGGTATCACCTATGCAGACTTCACGACAGCAACTCTTGCTTACAGTGGCCTCGCTGGCGCTACTCTGGACGGTAACAAGTTTAGAGTCAAGATCACCTCTGCGGGTGGTACTGAAGAAGTAATTTCTAACGGCGCAGCAACACTAACATTCGGTAGCTAATGAATGAATATAAGTGAACTGAACCATGAAAACTGGTTATTCTTTGCAATTCAAAATTATAACAACCCGTTGTCCGTAACTTATTCAGATTTTGAAGAAGACTTAAAGAGATTTAAGTATATTAAAAGACTACTGAAGAGATACGAGACAACGGGAGAGTTAAAGACTCACCTATTACTTAATCATGTGATAGTTTTATATAATGTTTTTGATGATGCAGCAACCCCACTGCTATTTTACAGAATAGAAGCAACATATTGGTCTGTAATCAAGGCGTTCATGTTGTTTCTAAATAGATTACCACCCAAACTTAATGAGGATGTTGACCAGGAATGTCTAAAGGAACTAAACCTAATATAGAAGAAATGATTAATTCCGCAGGGGATGGTTCTGGTCTCCAGTTACCACCTGCATTTGTCATGGTAAATCCTAGACAACATCGTGCATATAAAAAAGGTAATGAAAATATTGACGGGCGCTCTAAAGGTGCTCGCTCTCTCTTCGACCGTATCCAAAAAAGAAAAATGAAAGAAGACACAAACGTAACCGAAGCTCTGTCTACAGATACTGAGAGAGCTCAAAAACAGATTACTCAGGGTAAGAAACTGGGTCGTCAAAAAGATCTCCAGAAAAAACGTGGAGAAGCAAAAGAAAAAATGATGCGTAAATCTAAAGAAATGGATACGCTTATGAAAGCACGTCTTTCTGATTTTAAAAAGAAAGCGTCTGATCAAACAAAAAAACTTAAGAAAGAAGAAACTGAAGTGACTACTAATACTATGAATGAAAACCAAGATGTAATCCAAGTTGCACTTGATGTTGCAACATCTGAACTTAACCCTGCAGGTGAAGGTTCATTTGCTAAGATCCAGTTCTCTGATGGTGGAGTACAAAACCTAGATAATTTCTCTGCTAAGAGAATTGCTGCTTGTTATGCACAACTAGACGACACACATAAGCCACAGTTTCAGTACATGCTGAATAAAAATGCTGCTTCTTATCAATCTGCTCTAGATTTTGCTGTTCGCAACGTCTAAAGGAAAATGTCGGACATTAATTCAGCAATTTTAGAAAGACTAGAAAAAGTAGTAGACTCATTACAGGAAAATTCTGTAAAGATGGGTCAATTGCTTGCTGTACATAATGAAAAACTAGCTAAACAAGGTGAAGTCGATGGAATTCTATTTGAAAAGATAGATAGAATTCATTCAGATCTTAATAAGGAGACTGATAGTATAAAAAAGGGATGTGAGAGAGACATCCGTCTTGTAGATGACAGACTCAGGATGATGGAGAAAAAGATGTGGACTATCTTTGGTGGTCTCGCTGTGATCTCATTCTTGGTCAGTGTGCCAGGTCAATCTTTGCTTAGGACATTGACACCTGCTCAACCTTCTGCTAATATGAGCGCAGTGCAAACCTCTCTCATTGAGTTATCTTGACGTTAAGTACATAAATTTAATATCCCCTCGCTTGACTCTTTTCAGTCGTAAGAAGGCAGACCTGTATAATTTCAGGTGTCCTTACTGTGGTGACTCGCAAAAGAGACGCAACAAAGCGAGGGGGTATTTGTTTAAGATTAAAAACAATTTTACTTATAAATGTCACAATTGTGGCGTAGGTAGATCTCTTGCTAATTTTTTAAAAGATCAAGATACACATCTCTATGATCAATATATCATGGAGAAATTTAAAGAAGGCAGCACTGGCAAGGGTACTGCAACTCCAAATCCAAAACTTATTTTTTCCAAACCAAAATTTGTTAAAAAAGATATAGATCTTGAGAAGATTTCAGAGCTAAATAATTCTCACCCAGCACGAGTTTATCTTGAGCAACGTGGTATCAAAGACCTAGATTATTTTTACTATTGTCCAAAATTTAAAGAGTGGACAAATAATAGAAAGAGGACATTCGATACCTTAAGACAAGATTCACCACGTATTATTATTCCATTCAAAGATAAAGACGGAAACCTCTTCGGTTACCAAGGCAGATCGCTCGCCCCCAAGGCAAAACTAAGATACATTACGATCATGCTTGACGAAGATCAACCTAAGATCTTTGGTTTGGACAGAGTAAAAACAGATGAACCCATTTATATCGTCGAAGGACCCTTCGACTCGATCTTCATTAAAAACTCGGTTGCTATGGCTGGGTCCGATGCTGATATTCGGACGTTTGGTTGGAGCAATCATATTTGGGTTTTTGATAACGAACCACGTAACCGAGAGATCGTCGCCAGAATCTCCAAGTCAATTGACAGAGGAGATAAAGTAATCATCTGGCCAAAAAATATACAACAAAAAGACATCAATGACATGCACTTAGCTGGACATGATGTACAAACTTTGGTAGAATCAAATGTCTATCAGGGATTAACCGCAACCCTTAAATTTAACGACTGGAAAAAAGTATGACAAACGGGCATGGAATTAACGTTCGCAAGCGTGATGGGTCTGAGACCGCCCTCAACCTAGATAAGATTCATAAGGTAGTAGAAGAAGCTTGCGAAGGGTTAGGGAGCGGTGTGAGCGCCTCTCAGGTGGAGATGAACTCTGGTCTGCAATTCTTTGATGGAATTGAAACCAAAGACATTCAAGAAATTTTGATTCGTTCTGCAAGTGATCTGATTAATTTAGATTCTCCTAACTATCAGTTTGTTGCTGCTCGTCTTCTACTTTATGCTGTCTACAAACAGGTTTTTGGATCCGAATGGGTCCAAGGTCTCCCTAGTGTTTATGATCATGCATGTCACTGCACTGATAAACAAGTTTATGATAATGATATCCTAGGTAAATATACAAAGGAAGAGTGGAGCAAGATCAATTCTTGGATTGATCATGAACGTGATATGATATTCACCTATGCTGGTTTACGTCAGGTAGTTGATAAATATCTTGTTCAGGATCGTAGCTCTGGTGTGGTTTACGAATCACCCCAGTACATGTACATGATGATTGCAGTAACACTATTCCAAAATTACACAGACAATCGTCTTGAATATGTCCAAAAATACTACAACGCAATCAGCAAACACAAAATCAACATCCCAACGCCAATCATGGCAGGTGTTAGAACGCCTCTTCGGCAGTTTGCGTCTTGCGTTCTGGTTGATGCTGACGACACCTTGGATAGTATTTTTAGTAGTGATATGGCCATCGGTCGCTATGTCGCTCAGAGGGCTGGCATTGGTATCAACGCAGGTCGTATCAGGGGCATCAACGCTAAAATCCGAGGCGGAGAAGTACAGCACACTGGCGTTGTTCCTTTCCTTAAAAAATTTGAATCGACTGTACGATGCTGTACGCAAAACGGAATCAGAGGAGGATCGGCAACAGTCCACTTCCCAATCTGGCACCAAGAAATAGAAGACATCCTTGTTCTCAAGAACAATAAGGGTACAGAAGACAATCGAGTGAGGAAACTTGACTACTCAATCCAAATTTCAAAACTTTTCTACGAACGTTTCATTGAGAATGGAGAGGTTAGCTTATTCTCACCGCATGACGTACCAGGTCTCTATGATGCTTTTGGTACTGATGACTTTGACACTCTATATCGGATGCATGAACTCAATGATGCTGTTCCGAGAAAGACTATCGGGGCACAGGAATTAATTCTTTCATTGCTTAAGGAGAGAGCAGAGACTGGTCGTATCTATATCATGAATATTGATCACTGTAATGAGCATTCTTCTTTCAAAGATAAAATTAATATGAGTAACCTCTGTCAAGAGATTACCCTACCTACTGTACCACTTAACCATATTGATGGTGAAGGAGAGATTGCATTATGCATTCTATCTGCTATCAACGTTGGTAAGATCAGCAAGTTAGATGAATTGGAAAATCTCTGTGACCTAGCAGTCCGTGGTCTAGAGGAATTGATTGATTATCAGAACTATCCTGTAGAAGCTGCAAAGCGTAGCACTATCAACCGTCGTTCTCTTGGTATTGGTTACATCGGACTAGCACATTACCTAGCAAAACATGGATATAAATATGACGACCCTGCAGCATGGAAATCAGTCCACGACTTGTCTGAATCTTTCCAGTTCTATCTACTCAAGTCAAGTAACACCCTTGCCAAAGAAAAAGGTAAGTGTGGTTATTTCGATAGAACAAAGTATGCAGACGGTATCCTCCCAATCGACACTTACAAGCGTGACATCGATGAGTTCTGTGGGGCGGAGTTAAGTCATGATTGGGAAAATCTTAGAGAATCTATCGTCACCCACGGTCTTAGGCACTCAACACTGTCCGCACAGATGCCTTCAGAGAGTAGTTCCGTTGTGTCAAACGCAACCAATGGAATCGAACCACCTAGAGGATTCTTGTCCACTAAAAAATCAAAGAAAGGACCTCTTAAGCAGATTGTTCCACAGTATGGCACATTAAAAACTAATTATACATTGCTATGGGATATGAAGGATAATGATGGGTACATTAAAATTGTATCTGCCATGCAAAAATTCTTTGACCAAGCAATTTCTGGCAACTGGAGCTACAATCCAGAAAATTATGACAATAATGAAGTACCTGTATCAGTTATGGCAGGTGACCTTCTTAAAACATATAAGTATGGATGGAAGACTTCCTACTATCAAAATACATACGATCAAAAAGGAGAAGAACCTGAATTTACAGAAGAAAAGAAACAGAGTATAGAAGATTTACTTACAAACATTTTGGAAACAGAGGAAGAAGATTGTGACAGTTGCAAAATTTAGAACTAACGAACCCATGAGTAGTGTAGAAGGCATGACAGTATTCAATACTGATCAAGTAGATACAACTAAACAAACTATGTTCTTTGGTCCTCCTCTGGGAGTACAGAGATATGATAAATTTAGGTATCCCATTTTTGATAAGTTGACACAAAATCAACTTGGTTTTTTCTGGAGACCTGAAGAGGTATCTCTGCAGAAAGATAGAGCAGATTATCAAACATTAAACAATGCACAAAAACACATATTTACTAGCAATCTCAAATATCAAATCCTCTTGGACTCCGTACAAGGTCGTGGTCCTGGCATGGCTTTCATGCCTTATTGTTCTTTACCCGAGCTAGAAGGATGTATGAACATCTGGCAGACTATGGAGATGATTCATAGTCGTTCATACACACATATTATTAAAAATGTATATCCAGACCCCTCTGTTGTCTTTGACCACATTCTAGACGACGAGAAGATCCTCTCACGAGCACAATCAGTTACTAAAGCATACGATGAGTTTATTAATATTGCTCAGAGATATGGAACTGGTAACATGTGGAAGGATACTTGGAAAGATTCTCCAACAGCAAAGTGGGAAATCAACGATCTCAAGAGAAATCTATATAGAGCAGTCGCTAATGTCTACATCCTTGAAGGCATTAGATTCTACGTATCTTTCGCTTGTTCTTTTGCTTTCGGTGAACTTAAACTCCTTGAAGGATCAGCTAAGATCATTGGTCTTATTGCGAGAGATGAATCTCAACACATGACTGTTACTCAAAACATTCTTAACAACTGGAAAAAAGACGATGACCCTGAAATGAGGGAAATTGCTAAGGAAGAAGAAGAGAATGTATATCAAATGTTCCGTGATTCTGTAGAAGAAGAGAAGCAGTGGGCAGAGTATCTGTTCAAGGATGGATCTATCATTGGTTTGAATGATAAATTACTACAGAAATACGTTGAGTGGACTGCTAATCGTCGTTTGAAGTCTATCGGACTCAATGCAATCTTTGATACTCCTATTACCAACAACCCTCTTCCTTGGACTGCACACTGGTTATCCTCTAAGGGTATGCAGGTAGCTCCACAGGAGACAGAGGTTGAATCTTACCTAATTGGTAGTATTAAACAAGACGTAAAGAAAGATACTTTTGCAGGATTTAAATTATAACTATGGACCTTTGGAAAAATTACAAAACATCTCTTGCAAACGTTTTTCCAGACATGAAATTTGTTCAGCGACATGCTGAATGGACTAATGATAAAGATGTAAACTTGACTGCTGATTTGTATTCAGGTAAACATCTAATCAAATCAAGACAAGTTGAAATTTGGGACAATAAATCTTGCAGCATTTATAACAACATATTGTATCCCAGAACAGGATCAAACTTACCCTGTTTTGGTATGGATCTTATGGGAATGAGTGACAAAAGAGTTGTTATTGTGTTTGATTTTCAACACCCTGTAGAAAAATACTTGTTTTATACATCAGATCTACCTAAAGTAGAAGGAACGTATAGATTTTTTGAAGCAGGCAATCATTTTTCTGACAATCTTATTGTTAGATATTGTAAACCCGATGAGGTAGATGAACATCTGCCTTTGTTTACAAAATATATTCAATACTATAAAAACATGCTAGATGAGCATCAACCAATTGGTACTGATACTACACAGTATGTTGATTTTGACAGATACATGATAAGACTTGATCCTATATCTGGGTATTTGTCCAATAGATTTGGCAAGGAAAAATCTCAAACCTTGATTAAAGAATTCTTTTTCAGTTATGCTTAAAAATGGGAAGACAAATAATTAATGACTTAGCTAGTATCATTCGTAAACATCAAAATACTTTACCTAACATAGAGGAATTAGATGTTGATGATGAATTCAAAGAAGTCTATAAAGAAACACAGGATGGTAGATTGACCATCGAAAATGATATGCACATGTGTACTGGATTACGTAAGGTACATATGGAAATTGCTAGTCTAGGACCACTTGATATCTTACATTGTATTTGGTATCCAGATCCTGAATTCGATTTGCCTATTTTTGGTGCTGATATCATAGCTAACAAAAATATTGTTACTGCTGCTATCACAGATATTTCTCCTGTTGATGATCTATGTCATCCAATCTATGAAGACATTGCTGATATTAGTAGATACTATTGTTTTAAACATAACAGGGAGATTCCTGCATGGGGTACAATCTTTTCACCTTACTGTAAGTTCGCAAGACTGGATGATGATCAAGAAATTGACACATTTTGTCATGTAGTTGATGAATATCTAGATGCATTTGTTGGTGCTGTTTGGAAATCAACTATGGATAGCTGTGGAGCAGAACAAAGATGGGTAGCACAGTCAAATTACTGCAGTAACCAGAAGAAAAATGACAAAACTAGAAAAATTTTAGAAAATTATTTTGGTGTTCCTTGGGCAGATCATTACATCAATAAAGTATTATTTGACGAACCCTAAATATTGGAGATGATATGATGATCATGTGGAAAAATATAAAGAATATGAGAATGCCTGGATCTATCATGGCAGCGTCTTTGACGGGTCTCTTATTGGGGACAACTATGGTTTTGTTTACAAAATTACCTGTAGCACCACCAACCGTTCCTACATCGGTAGAAAATACTTCTGGCAAAAACGAAAGCCTAGAAGTAATAATACTACTGGCAAGCGGCGAAGAGTTACAAGTGAGAGTGACTGGAGAAAGTACTTTGGAAGTTGTCCAGAGCTTAAAGAGGATATTAAACAGTATGGACGGGAGTCTTTTGCTAGAGAAATCCTCTCCTTACACACCACACCAGGACGAGTCAACTACGAGGAGACCCGCCAACTCTTCTTACACAGTGTTCTGACGGAAAGCTTGACAGATGGCACCCCTGCCTTCTATAATGGCAACATCCTCGGACGCTACTACCGTAAAGATTATTTTGAGTATGATGAAACGAATTCTGGCATTGACAGCACTGACACTAACTAGTTCTGCTTGTGCATATCCTTCTATTACTGAGATTGATTCTCCCCCTGCTGTAGAAGTTCCTATTATACAGTATGAACTCACATGGAAATGCGAAGATTGTACTCCAGAAGAGCAGTTTGTTCTAGAAGAACTTCAGGAACAAACTAAAATCAAAGATCGTAATGCCCTTGCTACGATCATGGGTAACATTAAGCAAGAGAGTAAGTTCATCTCCAACATTTGTGAAGGTGGTGCTCGCGTATCCTACACTGAATGTAAGGTTGGTGGATATGGTTTGATTCAGTGGACTAGTATTGGTCGCTACAAGGGTCTTGGTAACTTCTGTGCTAAATATGTGTGCGATCCCAGTAGTCTGGAAGGTCAGACTCGCTGGATGATTAACGAACCTATCTTTCAACGTGTCCTCCCACAATTTGAAGGCGGTGGACAGACTGTATCTTACTATATGAAACCTGCTTACTACTGGTTGGGATGGGGCATCAAAGGCAACCGTGAAATCTATGCATATGACTACACTAAAAAAATGGTTTTAGCATGACATATCCAGCACCAATATATCTCAAGGATGATCCTTGGTTTGGTTCTGCTACTTTTTCTCTCCACCAAAAAGAATATAAACTTGCTTACGATCAAGCAGTAGCAGAAAATCTTTTACTTGTTGATACCTATACAGAAGTAAAAAATATACATCAGGTGATGTATGATATTGCCACTGTTAATGGCAAGACTACCACACAACTCAATCCTATTGGTTGGATGTCTGGTATAAGTTAGGCAACTAACTTTTTTTGTCTCAGTAGCTCAGATGGATAGAGCAATTCACTTCTAATGAATTGGTCGGGGGTTCGAGTCCCTCCTGAGACGCCTTGTCGGTATGGCGGAATTGGTAGACGCGCCAGGTTTAGGTTCTGGTGTCTTATGACGTGGAGGTTCAAGTCCTCTTACCGACACTCGCTCGAATAGCTCAGAGGTAGAGCACCTCCTTTACACGGAGATTGTCGGGGGTTCGATCCCCTCTTCGAGCATTACTCATATGAGGTTAAATGCTTACTAATGTTATCTGCAAGATGTAAATTATGCAACAAAGAACTGACAAGCAATAGCAAGGTTCAGTTCTGTGGGTGTCCAAATCAGATGAAGGTTGTGGACGATACCGTGGGAGCAATTGATCTAGGTCAAGTGGTTCTAACGAAACATGACAATAATATTAAATATCATGGTATCCTGACACCGGATGACCTAAAATACCAGGAGGAACGACGCCAACGCAAGGTCCGCCGTATCACTTTTGAGGAACGCTAATGATTAATCTAGACGCTCGTTATCACGAATACTTACATAGTAACAAATGCTTTACTATCGATGGAGCATGTGAAAAAGTAATCGCCTACGGGTGGACAGATGATGGAGTGACCATTAATGGGTATTATGTCTTGACAAAGAACTATAAACTCCAGTATAATATGAAAGAACAATGTATTTCGATGCAGCAACGCATCGGAGTATAATCAACCTACTGAATATGAAAATTTTCCTAGACACTGCTGACTACGAAGCAATTGCCGACCGCTATAAGACTGGTCTAGTTGATGGTATCACTACAAATCCTACACTAGTTCGCAAGTCCGGTGTAGACTATGTGGAGTTCATTAAAACACTAGCAACTAACTTTGCTTTTGAAAGCATCTCTGCTGAAGTAGAAGGTGACTCTTGCTTTGAGATGCTTACCAATGCTATTAAGTATCGTGATATTGCTGACAACGTTACGATCAAACTGCCTCTCACTGTAGAGGGTCTAAAGGCATGTAAAGAACTCACTGCTCAAGGTGTCGAAACTAACGTCACCTTGTGCTTCAGTGCTGCTCAGGCAGTGATGGCAGCAAAAGCAGGTGCCACATATATCTCACCTTTCGTGGGTCGTATGAATGATAATTCCTTCAGTGGTGTTGAACTGGTTCGTGCTATCTCTGGTCTGTACTGTGCTCATGGTGTTCGCACAAAAATCCTTGCTGCCAGTTTGAGAGATGTCCACCATGTCTCGCGTTGCTTCCTCTATGGTGCTAATGTATGTACATTGCCACCTGCTGTGTTTGAC